AAAATGTAATTCACATTTTCGATCCGTCATGGCAAGAGCAAGGACGAGGATTGCCTGCATTTACTCACGCGCTGAACGACCTGCGCGACTCCTTGCAATCGCACGAATGGGAGAGGTATGCGCAGCTCATGCTTTCATCCATTGCGATGATTGAGACAAACGAAACTGGATTACCCGACATCGATGACAATCAAAACGTGATCAATGGCGACGCGACGACCCCAGAGCGCGGAATCATAACCGAAACTTATCAAGGCGGTCAGATTAAGTATTTTGCGGCAAAAAGCGGCGGCAAACTAGAAACAATCAAAAACGATAGGCCTGGCGATATGTGGGAATCGTTTCAGAATCGGATTTACCGCAAAGCTCTGGCCGGTATCAACTGGCCATATTCGATGGTGTGGCACGCAACCGGGCAAGGAACCGCGGAGCGCGCGGATCTCGGTAGGGCGCAACGTGCGGTCGAGGATAGGCAAGATTTACTGGAATACGCCGCAAACCGAATCATCAATTACGTTACGGCAAAATTTGTCAATCTTGGCCGACTGCCAATTGCTGAAAACTGGTATAAATGGAAATTTACATATCCTAAAAAAATCACAATCGACGATGGCCGAGTCTCGAAAGAATTGATCGAAATGTGGAAAAGCGGATTCTTGAATCCTCAGGATGTGCTTGGCTATCTTGGCAAATCCACCGATGAACACCTAAACGAGCGCATAGCTTATTTGGTGGAACAAAAAACAAAGCAAAAAGCAATCAACGAATCTAATCTCGGAATCAGAATTGAAGATCGAGAAATGGCAATGTTGACACCAAACGAAACACAACAACCAGCAGCACAATAATATGGCGAACGAAGTAACATTTTCATGCAATTTGAAAGCCGTAAAAAACGGCGCAATCATCAATCAATCGTCAAACATGGTCGCAGACATGACCGGAAGCGACATGATGCAAAACACGCAGAACATCGGCACGACCGCGGAGGTGGTGACATTTGGCGACATCACAGGAGCGCCGCAGCAGGTCATGATCAAAAACCTTGATGCAACTAATTATATCGAGCTTGGCGGTGACTCTGGATTGACCGTTTTCAAAATCAAATTGTTAGCCGGTCTCTCATGTCTATTTACGCCATCCTCGGCGACTCTTTACGCAAAAGCAAACACTGCATCCGTTTTGGTTATGGTCGCAGCAGTTGAAGTATAATGAAACCAACGGCAGAAATGGCAGATGAAGCGCGTCAAGGATTGGCTTGGCGTGCAGAATACAACCGAGGGGGGACTGCTGTTGGAGTTGCTAGGGCGCGTGATATTAGCAATCGTGTAAATCTATCACCGGACACAATCCGGCGCATGGTAAGCTACTTTGCAAGGCACGAAATTGACAAGGAGGCACAAGGATTCAGACCAGGAGAAGAAGGCTATCCGTCAGCAGGGCGAATCGCATGGGCATTATGGGGCGGCGATCCCGGCAAATCATGGGCAAATCAACAATCAAAACAACTCGAAAACATGATCACAATCGAAAACAAAGCGGCAAAGGTGAAGCTAAACGACCACGTGGACAAGTTCAGCGTGGACAAAGTGATTGAGGAAATCTCGAAAGTTTACGGCATGAAAGCCGTAGAAAACCACTACGCATTTGGCGAGATTGTCGCTTGTGCTGACAACGCAGTTGATACCCTAGAAATTGAAATCCACACCGGCGGCGGCAGCGTCTTTGAAGGCGGCAGGATTTACAACGAGCTAAAATCACTACGTGAACGCGGCGTTTACGTGACGGCGCGCATCAACACGCTGGCCGCTTCAATGGGCAGCGTCATTGCTATGGGCGCGGACAAAGTGGAAATTGCCAGCAATGGAAAAATCATGATTCATGAAGCAAGCGGCGCGGCGCATGGCGACGCTGAAACGCTGGCGCGATACGCGGAGTTACTCGAAAGCATCAGCGACGAACTGGCGGAGATTTACACCGAAAAAACAAAAATGCCAAAAGATGAGATCCGCGCGCTCATGAAAAAAGAGACATGGATGAGCGCAAAACAAGCGGTCGAGATGGGATTTGCAGATAAAATTTTTGACACGAAAAGAAATGTGATGAGCATTCTCGACAAATTCAGACCGGACGCAGCACTTGTTGAAAAGGTTACAGGCTTGGAAGCGATTCTTGCCGAAACCGAAAATCAAGTTACTGAAATTTCAGCGCAACTTGTTGAATCGCAAAACTACTTAGCAACTGCAATCAGTGAATTGACGGAAGCCAAAAGCATAGTTGCAGAATTTGAAAGCAAGATCACTGAACTTTCCGCAGAGCGCGACACGGCAACAAGTGAGCTGACAGCATCGAAAGAAAAGATCACAGAACTTGAAAGCGCTGTCACCGCAGCGCAAGAGTGCGCGAATATCAAGGCGCTTGAGATTGCCGCACAAGCCGGACTTGCTCCGCTCGCAGTTGATCCAAACGAATCAGAATCAACCAACACCAAAACCCGCGCAGAATTTAACCAGCTCAACGCAAAGCAGAAATCCGATTTCTGCAAAAACGGCGGCAAAATTGTTTAACTCTTTTATGGCAAGACCAAAAAAAACTCAACAACTCGAACCTGATGATGAATCTGAAAACGTGCAAAAAACACTAGATCAAATTCTAATCATGCCGATTGCAGAACTTCTAAAACTAACACCCGAACAACAACAACTTTTCCGCGCTAATGGCGGTACTTCAACTGAAAACTAAACATCATGGCTAACACCCTTACAAACCTGATTCCTAATGTCTACGCCGCTCTCGACGTAGTTTCCCGCGAACTTGTCGGCGCATTGCCCGGCGTAACTCGTGACGCTAAGGCTGATCGGATTGCATCGAACCAAACGCTGCGCATTCCGCAAGCTCCAACCAACACGACCTCGACCTATACGCCATCAATGGCCGTTCCTAGTGCGATTGATCAAACTGTTGGCAATGCCGCTTTGACTCTCAGCAAAAACAAATATGCTGGCTTTTCTTGGACTGGTGAAGAAATCTACGCAATGGATCAAGGCCCGGGCTTTTTGACCATCGAGCAAAATCAAATTGCACAAGCGTTCCGCGCTCTGGTCAACGAGATGGAGAACGATGTTTGCGATGCTTTGGCTCTCGGCGCGTCCCGTGCATATGGAACCTCTGCCACGACTCCATTCGCATCAAACCTCGGAGACTCCGCGCAAGTGCGCAAGATTCTTGATGACAACGGCGCTCCTACATCGAGCCGCTCACTTGTGATCAACACAAGCGCCGGAGCTGCACTTCGCACGCTTGGTCAATTGACCAAAGCCAACGAAGCCGGTAATACCATGACCCTGCGCGATGGTGAACTTCTGAACCTGCAAGGATTCAGCGTTCGTGAATCGGCGCAGATCAATGATGCTACAGCCGGAACTGGCTCAGGCTACCTGATCAACAATGCTTCAGGATACGCCATCGGATCTACATCGCTAACGCTTGACACCGGCACCGGCACCATCCTTGCTGGCGACATCATCACAATTGGATCAAACAAATACGTTGTCGCAACCGCGCTTGCTTCTAACGTAGTTGTCATCAACACTCCTGGACTTGTCGCCGCAGTCGCTGACAATGCCGCAGTGACCGTAAATGCCACGAGCGCGCGCAACATTGCATTCAGCTCGGACGCTTTGATTCTTGCTACTCGCCTGCCAATGTTCCCCGCACAAGGTGACCTGGCAATCGACAACGAGATCATCACCGACCCGCGAACCGGTATCAGTTTTGACCTTCGCGTTTACCCTGGTGACGGCATGGTTCTGTATCGTATCCACGCTCTCTGGGGCTGGGTCGCCGCAAAACCTGCCCACGCTGCAATTTTGTTGGGCTAATTCTTGCTTGTGTCATACTGGCCTCGCACTGGAAACGGTGCGGGGCTTTTTGTTGACACCACGCAAAAGGCATGAGCCTTCTTGATGATTTCATGTTGTCGCACAATGATGAGTGCGATGCAACAATGGGCGTAGTTTCCATGGTCTGCAATGGTCAGACTTTTGACGTCGTGAACAATCTTTTCAGCAAGAGCGTTGATGGCGAATTTGGCGGCCTTGAACCGCAAATAAGGGGAACGGTCACGGCGCAGCCAGCAAACGTCATCACTCCGCTTCTGATGCTCAATAAACGATGCACAGTTGACGGTTTGTCGTATCGCGTCTCAAGCGTTGACGTCGGGACTGTTGGAATCAATTTTACACTGACTGATCCGAACGAAAAATGATTGAGGTCAGAATATCACCCGCGCAACGTAGAAAGCTGGAATCAGAATTGAGAAAGTTCGCTTCTAGGTCAGGAATTGCTGTTGCTGAAACCGTGGCGATCATTGGCCAATCGGTCGCAAAAGAGCTGGCAAGAAAAGTGCAGCCTTGGGGACTGAGCAAAAAACAAGGCGACAAATTTGAGCTTAACATCCTCAAGCAAGTCAGCAAGGCGGCACGATACGCTACTTACAAAGGCGCGCCAGGCGAGGTCAGTGATGTGCATGCACGATACAGAAACAAAAATGGGGCAGTGACCGTGCGCGCTCCTGACAAAATACAGCCAAAAAGGAAACCATTTGTCAGGCCGGAAGTTTTAACTGAAGCCAAGAAAAAACAGGCAAACGCCGGCATAGCAAAAGCTGGATGGATCGCGGCGGGTGAGAGCATTGATTCGCCATTGCTTAAAACCGCAAAGGGAATTTCTAGGCGCATAAAAGGAATTGCGCCGTGGATTCGGCGGCATGTAAACTCCAACAAAGGGTCATCGGCATTTATCCGAAAAGGCGGACTCAATTCGACAATTCACCTGACGAACAAAGTTGATTACGCATACAGCAAATCCGGAACTAATGGGCAAGCCGTGCAAGGTGCAATTGCCGATGGATACAAGCGGACAATCTCAATAATCAAAGCAAGATTGAAAAAACTACAATGACAACGCAAACAATCAAAACGGCAATTGTGAATATACTAAATTCACAAATCTCAGCAATTCCAACCGTGGACGCGCAGCAATTTGAAGAAATTGAATTGCCATTTATTGGCGTCACAATGACCAGTGAGCGCATTTCATTTACTTTAACAAAAGCATACCGCGGAACGGTAGAAATTAAGCTACGGGCGCACAGCGGCGATACGTTGACGGTCGATCAAATCAACGACATCACAAACGAGCTGGAAACAATTCTTGCTGCTAATTTCAAAACCTTAATGAATGCCGAACTAAACGGAATTTTCATTGATTATTTTGCCAATAATGGCGGCATACCGCAATGGGAAAATGACAGCCTGGAATGCTCATTCGATTGCGACATAGTTTTTCAGACAACCTAAAATTTGACACCGTGGCAATAATATCATGGCGACTCAATTAGGTGCGACAAATGGCGTTTTTGGCATTCCAGCTCAACAGACTGGAATCATCACTGATTCAGTTGACTGGGATTACCAGAGCGAAAACAAGATGGTCAAAAACATCAGCGGAGACAGAACCGGGATCACCTTTTTCGATGAGACATGCAAAATTTCCATTGGAGGCAGCATCCCAGCTAGTTCACCTTTTGCTGGCACGATCTCCGCAGTGGTTACTTTGATCACAGTGCCGACAGATCATCTTATTGGATCAATTAGCGCAGGCTTAACCATCATTATGGGCGTCAAATCTGGTCAGTCGAATGAAGATTACCGCAAAGTATCATTTGAAGCCGAATACTCGCCGACTCTGACAGCTTAATTACCAACAACGAAATGAATACACCTTTAAGCTCCATTCGTGGTGCTGCAATAGCGCACGTCACATCGGAAATCAGCAATCCGCAACTTGCGGCAACTATTATTGCAATAGATATTCCATTGCACCAGGCGGCCCCTATGCAGGTCGTTGTTGGCGATGGAATCAAAACGCGCCGTATTATTTGGCAATTTGCTGGAGCATCGCCAACTGGCAACACAGCGCAAATCGTGGCTAAGGCATGGCACGATGATGAATGGATTGCCAAGAATTCAACGCATACCCTAGCGCGAATCAAGCGAGCATTTACGGCCATGTTTTCGATGGCAGAACAAAGCAAAGGCGGGATGCGTTATGTTGAAGAATGCATTAATGCAGACACCATTAAAACCGCCGGCACAGCGATTGCAGCGACTATGGTCGGTCTGGATCACCCGTGCCTTGGATCGTCGGAATACGGAGGCTCGACGTGGTGGCACTTTGACAGAGCGGCGGCGGTGGATCTCGATTTGTGGATGGACAATGAGATTCATTTGAAATTACCCCACGCTGATTTGTCTTACATCAAAGCCGCATTGCTGAACTGGAAACAGCTTTTATCCGACATCAAGTCAGTAACACACACGGCAGTTAAGCATAAAAACCGAACCGCTTATGTCGGAAAAGATGACGACCAGAAAACAATTCTCACGCTTGAAAAACTACTCTACAGAAAATGAACAATACACCAACAATCCAAGGAAAAGAATTGCGACCACTAACGCATTTCGTATGGTCCAGGCTTTGTGAATTTCTACCCGACGAAAAACGGCGCGGAAAATCTCACAGCACGATCTTAATTTACGGTTACGCGGCACTTGCCATGAGCGATAACATCGAAGTCAAAAAAGCCATGCGCTCCGATGACGATTTCTTTGACGCAATGGCAAACGTCGGATTGTTGCTAAGCGAAGAAGAGGAAAACGAGATTGGCGAATATGTGCAAGGCGTTGTCAACCGATGGGAGGCGGCACAGATCGAGACAAGCGGTGAGGGAAAGAAACAGACAGAGGCGACCCGCCCGACGACAGAGATTTCTTGATCGACTTATTTGCGGCAGAATATGGCTGGACAACAGAGCAAATCAACGCGCTACCAATTGACGAAGAGGCGAGATTGTTTCATGCGTTGCTTTATCGAAAGGGAGTCAAATGCTATCGGAAAATCATC